CCACGCGTAGTCCGAGGGATCTTCGGCATCGACTGTCGATGTCCACTCCCAGGATGCGCCGCCGGCGTCAAACTCCGGATATAGCGCCGGGCCGAACTTCTCGTAATTGACGATCGATATCCGCTCCTTGAGCGTCGGCGCGCGCCAGTCGCTGAATCCGAACAGCCGATAGTTCGCCGCAGCCGTCATGGCGTCCTTCCAGTGTACGGCGCCGCACTCCAATGGCTTGCGCGTCCAGGTCAGATTCGTCTCGGCGTCGTAGACCGCAACCCAGTCGGCCGTGTTGACAGCGAAGCCATGCAGATCGAGCTTCGTGAATCGAGGCTTAGCAGTCGCCATCCCAGCGGTGGCGGATTCCGCGGCCGCCGGCTCATCGTTTGCGAATAGCGAGCTCGCGATCGCGAACAGATCAGCATTGCTCGCGCCGTGGATGCGATCGAGCATGACCTTGCGGACGTCGGCCGCGAGAGTTTTGATGGTGTGGTTCATTTCATGAAGTCCAAAGTTCTAGAGCTGACCGGCGCGGACCGCGCGAACGTAGCTGCGAAGCGTCTGGGCGCCCCGATAAACGTAGCCAGGGCGCAGGTTGACGAGCCACGCGCAGTCCGAGGGAGGATCTTCGGCATCTACGGTCGATGTCCAGATCCACTCGTATTCCTCGAAGTCCGGGAAGAAGTTCTTATCGATGGCCGGGAACTTGGAGCGGTCTGGAATGAACATCGCTTCCTCGACGGTGGGCAAACGCCAGGCCCAGCCATTCACCTCGAGGGATTCCGTCCACTTCTTGGCCTGCGCGAAGGTCATTTCCTTCGGAGCTTTCGCCGCGGTCACGATGATCGAATGCGCGAGCATTGCATTTGAGACGCGAACGGCCTGGTGTCCCTCGGCATCGGGCGGCAGATCGGAGCCGTCGGCCGCCAGCTTCGTATATTTATTTGTGGTCATTGATTTTCCCTCGCAGTTCCTGAATGTGATTGAGAAGACGCCGACGATCCAAGCAGGCATGCGCGCCAAAAATTCGGCCGTCTTTGCTAAGGACGTACTCGCCGCCGAATTTGTCCCTGTAGACACGCACGGCGGCGTCCCTGCGCGCGATCGCAGCTAGATCGTCATCGGTCATTGAGGCTGGTTTTCTGGCTTGAACGATTCCTCGCGAGCGTGGTAGACGTCCTGCACGTCCTGCGGCACATCCATTTGAAGCTTGTCATACGCGGCTTTTATGCCTGTCCACGTTCCGAGGAGGGTTTCCGGATCGCCGCTTTCGTTGAGCTCGAGCAACGCGCGGGTACGCAATTCGAAATTGACGCTCTGCAGACCCTCCTCGCCGGTGGCGTCAGGGAGCACCGTGCCTATATCCGAAGCGGGCAAAGCCGGACCCGAAGCCAAATACCGGTCTATATCGGAGGATTGCGGCAGAATTTTCGATAGACGTCGGATCGCCGACTTCACCCACATTTCGGATTCGAAGGGCCCGTGCCATGGACCTTTCTTGGCCTTCGAAAACGCCTTGATGTCGCGGATATCCTCAAGACCCAATACGCGCCGGTAGACATTCCCATCTTTTGTTCTGGCGATCGCATACGCGCCAACCAACGTGCCGCGCTCTTTGCGCCATGACGGCTTGTGAATTATTTTCTCGGCATCGCCGAGCTCGTACTCGAATACATCGTTCGCATACACGGCATTCGCTGACAGGCTTGCGAGATCGCCACTATTGCGGATCTTCTTAAGCAACCCCGCAACCATTGGCATGTAGGTCGCGACCTCGATATTCCGATCAGTATCCTTGAACGGCACGAGCGCAGCCTCGCGCCCATCCGGAAGAAGACCGTCCCGCGCGGCCTTGAGGCATGACAGAAACAGCGAATGACGATCACAGTTAAGCAGCTTCGGCTCAACCGTGCAGGCGGTCAGCACAGTCCCGATGAACGATTGAACGGTTATGTGCGCGGGCAATGCCGCGACCAACCGCTCGCGCATTAGCTTCAGACTGTTTTCGACGTCGCGCACCTGCTCGCGCTGACTTAGATGCTTGCCTTTCAGGGCTGTTGCGGCCATCAAATTCCCCTTTTGAAGTTTTGAATTAACCCGCTTGGTACAGCGGCGCGATCCTGGAGGCGTGCCAACGCTTGAAAGCATCGAGCACGTGCAGATCCAGGTAGACGGTGTCGTGTGCGGCTATGCCGTTCTCGGCGCTCAATACAATATTGGTGCCGTCAAAATCGGCGTACAGGCCATCGCCAAGATAAGCGCGAAAGCCGTGGCCGTTCCCTGTTTGGCGCTGACGTTTCGAACTTCGAAGCGCAGCGTAATATTCCTCGGCGCTGACCAGATCCTCGGGGCTCGTGGCTTTCGCGTGCAATTCCACGGCATAACGAACGAATACAATTCCGTTGACGATCGAGGTGACCGTGCCGCGCTCGCAATCCTTATGCAGCAGGCTGCCGTGCACGTGGTTCGGCACATAGACAACCCAATCGCCTGGCTTTAATTGATCGGTCATCATCCGGCCTGGCGCAGCACGGGCACGCGAACGGTCTCACTTGTCGGCGTGCTTGGGCTTGGCTTGATAACGAAGACGGTCGGATAGAGCTCGCTGCTGACGAGTTCGAGTGAGGAATGGCGCAGGGCAATCCGCACGTCGTCAATGTTGATCGACGGATCAACCAAAATGCTTGCAGGCTTCATTGCTTCGTTATGCCTTTCATGTCGCGAAACGCGGCGGGAATGTGCAACTGGCGCGCCTCGCGGCGGCTCTGCAGATCATCCCGCTTGACGTCGATTTCCAGGCGACGCATGAACTCAGCGTCGTCGTCCTCGCGCGCCTCGCGCTCTCGCTGCGCGTCCAGCAGATATTGGGCACGGCGTTTCTTCTCGGCCCAGATGCGTTCGGCGATCTCGCGCTGTTCGCGCCGATGTGCGAGTTTCACGAGGCCAGCGTCGATGAGCAGAATGACCACACAAATCGAAATGGAGACAGCGATGAGGAAGCACAGCGCTGACTGCCAGCCCAAGGATTCGAGCCACATGAAGAAGGTTTTCATTTGCCGACACACGAGCCGATTACGCCACCAGCTGCGCGCCCGGTAAGCGAGCATGGATCAACGTGTGCGCGGCGCTCGTCATGTTGGTGCTCAGCAATTGCCGCGATGCTGCCGACGATCACCGCGGAGCCAATAGCGCAGGCCACGGGATGTTCTCGGCACATGGTGCAACCGCCGAAGCTGAGCATTGCGCAGATCAAAAACATTCGTTTCATGTGATGACCGCCTGCCAGATGATTTGAAAGCGACCAGACGGGCCGCGCGTTCGGATGCCGGAATCTTTGACCGCTTTCTTGTCGACCAGCGGTTTCATCCTCGGCGAAATGGAAACGAGATCCCGGCGCAAGGCCTGCGCGATCTGGCGCGTAGTCAGCCCGGCGGGATTTGTGAAGAGCTCCTCGAGCACCAGGTCCTCGAGCTCGGTGGTGTGCACGGAGATTGCGGCCTCGATCGAGGTCGTCGGATCATTCAGGCGCGCTAGGGCTCCGGTCATGCGTCACCGTCCGCGCCGCAGTAACAGCAATAAGAGCGGTCAGTCTCTTCGCTGATGACCCATTCATGCCTACATATGAACTGCTCGAAATTCGTGCCGTATGGATGCTTAATGAATTCAACGATGCGGCGAGCGGGCACCAGCGGATGCATCGCGCGCAGGCGAACATATTCGGGAACCATTTCGCCCAACGCGACGGCGTATGCCAGCGAAGTGCTCACGGCCCCACCAGATGGTCGCGGCCGGCATCGCGCAGATCGCGCCTGTCTTGCTGGCTTTGTGTATCGCGGTAGACATGCGAGCAGCTTTCGACGGATGCCTCGTGCCGCTCGTCGTGTTCTGCTTGATGCGCAGCGCACAGCTCAATCCATTCGCGGCCGCGCTTGTCGACACCGGATCTGCATGTGCAGCTCATGCGGCCACCGCGAAGATGTCGAACACGCACTCATCGTTCGAATCACAGACTTCGACGCGGTGAGCATTATCGATCTCGGGATCGCTGATGTATTCGCGAGCTCGGGTGCGCGCTTGGCCGAGCGTATCGAGCTCGTCGCTATAGATCGTGCAATTGTCGGCGCCGAACAGCGTGACGGTATATGGGCCGCTTGATTTCGCCCGTGCCATGTTGCCTCCCGTTTCCATGGGAGGCGAGATTACACAACGACGGTTGTGCTGTCAACAACTGCGGTTGTGGAGCGGAAAAGTAGGCGTTTTTAGAGGGATTTTCCTTTGTTTCTCTCCAATTCCCACTTCACGCGGGCCTTTTCGGCTTCGGGCGTGTCGATCGTGACGGTGCCAGAATCGAACGTGGTATCGGCCCCGTCGAATACCACGCGCAGACCCGGCAGGCTCCATTTGGCGTGAATTACAGTAGATGCAGCGCCGAAGGCATTTTGTGCCCTGAATTTTGCGAACTGCGTCGGTTTTCCGTACTTGGCCCGCAGACCGTCATATATGGCGTCCTGGTATTGAACGCCGCTTGTTTGGAATCTCACACCTAGTAACGCACCGGCGTCCGATTGAATAATGGTCATCATGGGTGCGTCCAGCGTCGTTTGCGGCCAGTCCGCCTCCGAGAATCTCAGCCACGTCCACGAAGTGCGGTCGTCAATGTTTCTGGGCCTCACTTCCAAGCACGTGGCTTCCTGCGCGTATAAATAAATTTTTTGACCCTCGTCTAGGTTTGGTTGTAATTGGCATTCTGGCAGCCTTATCGGTTTTCCGAATTCAAACCCGAACACCCGCATATCAGCGGCGTTAGCGATCGAAAACCCGATTGAAAGTAGGGCGATGCACAACATCCTGGTCATGGCGGATCTCGCTTGATGAAATCGGAAAGATAAATTACTTGTGCTTCCGTTTCCCTTTTTTTGGGCGAAGGCCTGCGTCGGCCTCGAATGCTTCAATCAGCGTCACGACGATCCCTTCGATTTTTTGCTTATCAGCTGGCTTCAACCGGAGATATCGCAGCTCATCCACGGATTGGAACGGCCAATGGCTTATTGAAGCGACGTCCGTTGTGATCATTTCCCCTATTCCTTTTTCCAGCCATTCCGCGTTGACCTGGCACGCCTTCGCAAACCAAAGCGTATATTCACTGCTCGCGCTTTTAAGTGCCCTTGAAACCTGCTGCTGCGCGATGGGTTTTTTTATTTGATTGGCCGCCAGTATCTCGGCCACTCTTTCCGCCAACTGCCGTTGATTGAGTTGTGCGTATTTAATCGCCTTTTCGAGGCGCTCGCCATAAGTCATTCCCTGAATGTACAACGGCTGTTGTACTGATCCTAACAACCGCGGTGGTTGCAAAGACAACGACGGTTGTGTAATGTCCGCGCCATGACAAAGACAACCGCAATCGCGCGTGCGGTCGAGGCAGCTGGTGGCCAGGCTGAGCTCGCCAGGCGCTTGACCACAATCATGTCTAAGCCAGTGAAACAACAACATATTTGGAACTGGCTGTTCAGAGATTCTTTGGTGCCGGCTGAGTATGTGATTCCGATTGAGAAGGCAGTCGAGAACGAAGTCTCACGTCACGATATCCGTCCAGATATCTACCCCGTCGAAGCCGCTTAATTCCTCCGCACATCATGGCAATGACGCAGGGATTCCATAGACTTTTCGAATCAACATATTCCAAGTTTTGTAATTTATTCATGCCGGCGAGCCTCCCAGCATGACGATCCGAACGCATCCGAAAAATAGTTTGGGTCATACGCAACACGCACTTTTCCATGAAGATATCAATTCGGCTTTGCAGGGCCTCGTCGCCGCGCTGGGCGGCGCGAAGGCGGTTGGCTCGAAGTTATATCCGGACCTTCCGACCGATGGCGCCGCGCGCCGATTGCTTGATGCCATCAACGTCGACCGAGCGCAGCAGCTCTCGCAAACTCAGTTTGTCACGCTGCTCAAATGGGGCAGGGAAGGCGGCCACCACGGCGTCATGGAATATCTTGCCGATGAAGCCGGCTACACCAGGCCATCACCGCGGGATCCGGAAGATCAGAAAGCTGAGCTGATGCGCCAGTTCATTGAAGCCGTGAAGGTATCTGAGCAGATCGCGCGGAGGCTCCAGAAGTGAGGGACTATTCGAAAGTCTCTCCGCGTTTTTGGACCGGCGAGACAGGGCGCGAACTGCGCAAGCTCGGCAAACAGACCCAGGTTATCGCGTTCTACCTTTTCACATGCCCGAGCGCCAACATGCTCGGTCTGTATTACCTGGCGATGCCCACGCTCTGCCACGAGACAGGAAGTCCCTTGCAAGGGGCTATGAAGGCCCTTCGAAGCCTCAAAGAGGTCAATTTCGCCTATTACGATCTGCCATCAGAGCAGGTTTACGTGCCAAACATGGCGCGCGAACAGATCGGCGAGCGCCTCGAGAGGCGCGACAACCGGCACAAGGCGGTCCTCAATGAGCTCCAAAGGCTTAGAAAGACGCCATTTTTCAACGATTTCCTCAGTCGTTATAGGACACCTTTTGAACTCCAAGACGTCGAAATCGAGCCTGCTTTAGTAAGCCCCTTTGGAGGGCCTACGGAGCCCCTTCGAAGCCAGAATCAGAATCAGGAGCAGAAACAAGAACAGAATCTAAGAGTGCGCGACAAGCGCGCATTCAATCCCAATGACGTTGCCGGATTAAACCGGGAGGCGTGGGACAACTGGGTCGCTTACCGGGCCGAGCGCAAGCCTGCGATCAAGGCTGTGAGCATGCGCGAGGCGGCTGAGGAACTCGCCGCATTCGGTGAGGACCAGGCTCTCGTCGTCAAGAAAGCGATCGCGGCTGGCTACCAGGGATTATTCAATACGAAAAGCACGCAACAAAACGGTAGACCGTTAAACCACGTGGCCGAATGGGCCGAGCTCGAGGCAAAAGCCAAGGCCATCGGATTTCGCGGCCGCGTTCCTACCGATACGCTGGAAAGTTATCGGACCGACCTGATGCTCGCCGAGCAACCGAAGCGCCGGCCGCGCGCCATCGCCGACCTTACCGACAAAATGAGAGTCGGCCATTGATAGCGTCATTCGAAGAATTCAAGCATTTCGACCAGGAACACTACATCGTGCGGCGCCTGCATGAGCATGGCGCCGATATTTATTCAGGCGTCACGGATCCAGAAATTCGGAAGGCGCGCATTCGCGCGGCCATCGTCAATAACCGTCTCGAGTACGCGGTCGTCGGCAAGAACCTGGCCGGTAAGACCGAGACGTGGGCAGATTTATTCAAGCGTGTGTTCAACGAGCAACTTTGATTTCTCAACTCAAGGAGAATTTAGATGTCATATTCATTTTCAGCCAAAGGCGCCAACAAAGCCGAGGCCTCCGCAAAGGTCGCCGAAGAATTGGCGAAAGTGGTTTTGGCTCAACCGGTGCACGCAGCTGACCAGGTGCAAGCCCAGGCCGCAACAGACGCCTTCATCAATTTACTCGCTGACGATGAGGCCCAAGACGTCGTGGTATCAGTCAATGGATCGCTTTGGAGCACCGATGCAGGAATCCTGCAATCCAGCGTGACCGTAAACGCAGCGCTCGCGAACCGAACGTAAAAATAAAAATCTTCGGTGGAAGGGAGGGAGAACTGTGATGGAACGCGATGAAAGAATCTATATCCCACCAAAACGCGGGTATCTGCCATGGCACTATCGTGAGCGGCCCTCGTTCACCCATAAGCAAAAGCTGCGACTGCTGGCGCTGCTACTGTTGATGTGCGCCGCAATGGCTGGACTGTTTTGGCTGGTGCTGAAGGTGCCAGCGTGATGGGCCGACGACGCTATCCTTACGTCATGCGCGGCCGACCCAGGGTGCGCGAACGCGCCACGGCGGCCGATCCGCCGGACCCGCGAATCCCGCGACTTCCAAGCTATTTGCCGTCGCCGGCGCAAGTGATCCGGCGCATTACCAGGCAGAACGCGCTTGACCCGCGGTTGATACACACCGATCGGCACATGCAGCGCTGGGCAGTCGGGCAGGGCAACGGCTTTCCGGATCCCGAGCGTGCTTTGTTCATGGAAAGCCGACTGACACCGCTGCCGCTCGAGGTAGACGTGATCACCGATCAAATCGTCTTGTCCACGCCGGAGCACTGGCA